AGCCGGTCGAGATGCCGAACAGGCCGATGAGGGCAACCAGGCTGGTGATGAAGGCAGCTACGGCCTTATGTGCAGTCATGTTATTCACTCCGGGGTTAAGAAAAGTTTTCGTTCAGCCTCACGGCGGCGGGTCAGCCCCGCCAACGCGCGACCATGAACCTTGTTCCACAACAGGAACGCTTCGGCAGCACCCTTGACGTCGCCTGCGTTCAGGCGCCGCACAACCGACGAGCCCGCAAAGTTGCCGGGGCCGATGTTGTAGCAGAGGCTGACCATTGCGGAGAACTGGTTGGGCGTCGGCTTGACGGTGACGGCCTTATCGACCGCCTGCTCGTACTGGGTCAGGTCGCGCTTCAGGATGTCTTCGGCTTCTTGCTCGGTGATCTTCATGCCCGCCTTGACGACGGGGGCACCGGCAGCCGACGTGTGGCCGTAACCGATGGTGTCCACGCCCGCGCTGCACTTGTACGCTTTCAGGCGAAGGCCCTCAAAGCTCTTGATCAAGTCCAGACCTGCGGCGTTGACTTTCACGACTTGTCGGCCTTCTCGTTGACGCGGTCGAAGAGGCTGTTCAGCGTGCGGTCCACCTGGGCGAAGCCGGTACGGATGTCGTTCTTGATGTCCGCGACGGCCGACTTGAAGTCGTCCTTCTGGACGTAGTTCAGCGGGATCTTCCGCACGTCTTCGTCGAGACGGTCCAGACTGTGATAGACCCTGCTCAAGACCCACCCTCCCGTAACACTGACAGCCCCTACTGCGAGGTTGAACAACACCTGATAGTCCACCGTGTCACCTCAACATGTTGCCTTGAGCGTCGTATTGGTTCCCATACGCATCAGTCAAAAATGCGTTATTGACGGCCTGTGAGCCCAATACAACCGGCGGAACATACGCCGCGCCGCGCCCCGTTGCGCGCAAAGCGTTTTCTGTTCTTGTGGCCGGAGGACGACCAGACAACACGTTTTCTGCTACGTCACTAGCACGGCGCAAAGCCAAGCGGTTAGCCATGGCACGCGACGCAAGCGCCGCGCCGCCAATCATACCCGTGGTTACGGCAACAGACGGGTCAACAAAAGTAGCAGCGGCCGGGATAGCACCTAAATAGCCAGCCGCTTTTGTAACACCCAAGCCAGTTCTTAAATCCGGCGCCAACTGACCTATTCCGCTAAGCACTGTTTCTGCAGGGCTGCCGCGTTGCAAACTGCGCAGAACTTCTTGTTCGGCGGTCGTAAATTTAGCCATACGCCGATCATCAGTGACAATCGGTTCTAATCGCTTTTGCAACTCTTCTATCTTAGGCCGCGTACTTCCGCTACGTTCAGTTTTTTTTAAAACTTGCTCTAAAATCTCGCCTTTACGCGCGTTTTGCCATTGACGGCGCGCCTGCCTAACTGCATTAGCCGCAACCTGCGGGTCACCTGCCGTAACTTGCGCAGGGCCAGCGTTGGATACAAAGTTGTCCAGTTCGTCCTGAACAAGTCCAGCAAGTCGATTTGCTTGCGCCCGGACAATTAAGCCTGTGTCGCGGCTACGCCCGACATCGCCTAAACGCCCGCGCAACGCTTCCAATTCTTCGAACGACAATTCGTTATATGGGCGGTTGCGCAAGTCGCGAATAACCTGCAATACTTCATTACGATCCGGTCGGTTGATTTGCGCGGCTTGCCGCCGAAGCGTATCTTCCAAACGGTTAGCCAAATCGTCTGCGGCTTGGCCAGAGAAGAACACACCTTCCTGTTCCATCCGCTGATAAAACTGGCGGGCTTGTTCGCGGACATCAGCACCAGTTATTGTAGGCCTCGGCGTCCGTCCACCGGCCAACGTGCCGCCAACGCCGCCTGCCAACGATATTAAAAACAGCTTGATGGGGTCGGTTTCACCGCTTTCTACAGCGGTCTGGGTCAAACCGCCCGCCCCAGCGCCGCCAGCGGCCTGGGCTCTTGCGCCGCGGCCAAGTTCAGTAGCTACGCCGCGCGCAGTAGTGCCTGCGCGTAGTGTCGGTGCAAGCGCGGTTAACGCTCTTGCCGTTCCGCCAGCGCCCGTAGCGGCCTCAAGACCCGCACTAAATATGCGCTGCTCAGGTGTTACAGGCTCGCGCGTGCCGGGAAGTCCTGCGCCCTCATACGCCTGCCGGATAGTTTCTGACGGCAACGCCATGCGCGGCGCGCCAAACGGCGCGGCGGCAAGATTGTATACGCCCGTGCCAATGTCGCCAGCGCCTAACGCCAGCACGCCTGCCGCAGCGCCAGGCACTGCGCCAACGCCAGCAAACGGTGCGCCCGCAGCGGCGCCCGCGCCAGCCGCCGCCGCGTAAGGCAACAACGCGCGCGTCGCCACACCAAACCATTGCTGAAGGCTGTTGTCAGCGTCAAGGGCTTCAGGGTGTTGCGCTAGTACAGCGGCTAACGCATCGTTTTCCGTTGCGTCATCCGGCAGACCATCTACATCATAAGCTGACCCATTAGGTAACGTTACCGTAAACGAGGCCATTCTAACCCCTCCTTTTAACCGTTACGCCTGGCGGTGGTGAGGGAAGAGTTGGCGGCGAAATTTCTTGCTCAAGACGACTGCGTTGCGTTTGAAGGTCTTGCGCAATAGACGCGGCGTCTGCATCTTCTCGATAACTATACGTTTCGTCAAACGCAGATAATACGTTTTCGCGCGACATCTCAAGATCGACAAGATAGCGCTCAAGTCCGTCAACAAAATCAGGCGTGGTTTGCTTACGCGAAAATGTAGCAACGCTAGCCCTAAGTCTACGCCCTTCATCATCTGACACGGCGCCCAACGCGCCGCCTGTTGGAGACGCCGCTTTTAAGTCGCCGAGGGCTGTAAAACCTGCGCCAGCCGTTATTTTATCGTACAGCGCAGCCGCACGCGTAGCGTCGGCCATTATATCCGGCGTCATAGCATTGTAAGTGCCAGTTATAGCCGCTAGCCCTTTACGATCTTTTAGCAACATTTTGACGTCTGCTATATCTTGGTCAAGCGACGTAACAGTTGCTTTAACCGCCTTAGACGCTTTTGGAAATGCTGCGTCTAACTTAACCTGTTCTTTAGCTTGTTGTTTTGTCTCTTCAGTTTGGATTTTGATAGGCTCACCGGCAGTTTCGCTAGACGGCAGTTCTGTACCAATTCCGCCTTCCATTGTAGGCCGGATAATACGCGCAGTCTTTTTATCCAAAAGACCCAAGGTACCATCTTGTAGCACAATCTTTTCGTAGTCAGGCGTACCGCCACCAGCCGCTTCGGCCGCAAATTTCTTTTCCGCCAAATCTTGCTGCCGAGACTGAACACTAAATGTCTGCCCGCGCTGAATAGCGGACAGCGCTTCTTGCCCTGCGGGGCTAGATGACAAAGAACCAATCAACGCCGCCTGAATTTCTTCTATCGGCTTGCCATCCAAAGCCTCAACGTACGGAAGCAGACCGTCTTGATATTCCGCCGGCGCAAGACTGAGCGCGGTTCTCAGGTCGCCCGTCTTGAACGCATGCGCGTAGGCCGGGAGCAGTGCCTTGACGGCGGCGTCTTCCTGCGCCTTCGCCTGTTCTGCCGCCTGCGCTTCCCGCGCGGCTTCAATCTGGTAAATGTTCTCCATGCCCTGTGTCTGGGTCCGCATCATGGCATTCACGTCCGGCATCTGCACCGCTTGCGGGGCCATGACGTTGCCGATAATGCTTGGATCAATTGGCATGGATCACCTATTAAAGAACGGGTTGTGAATAGCCAGCCGGCGCAGCGTAACCTAGCCCGGTTGTAGTTCCGCCAGCAATAGATGGCGTGATGGACCGAAGATAGTTCATGTACGGTTGCGCGGCCATGTAGTCGCCATACGCACCCGCCCCTTGCGCAAATATGTTGCCAATGTTGCCCGCCGTGGACGCCGCAATATTGCCCTGCGCCACCGCCCGCTGGGCGCCGATGTTGCCGAGTGCCTGCGTCAGTTCACTGAGACTGTTAGCCGTCGTGCCGACGTTTGCGGCCTGCCCCGATGCAGCGGCCTGCCCCAACCCAATCTGATATTCCAAGGGAGACAGCTTGGCTTGGCGCTCAGTCAGGTATCGCTGAAAGGCGTTCTGGTATTCGTCGCTGGCAAGGTTCTGGCCGTACTGCTGGATGCCCTTGAGCGTGCCGCCGGACTGAAGCAGACCGCGAGCAGCGGCCGACCGTTCCAGCGCTTTCATGCCCTCGGCCAAACGGAAGTTGTACCCCGGATCAGCCTGGAACTGCGGCATGCCAAACGGCGTATACTCGGCTGCCTTGGGGTATTCCGCCAACGCATTGACGCCGACCTGCCGGAAGGGTTCCTGAAGACCAATCTGACGCTCCAGCGCGGCTTTCTGCTGCGCTGCTGCAATTTTAGCCGCCTTTTTTTGCTGTTTGGCGGCCTTGTCCGCAGACTTGGAGGCTTGGCTCGAACCAAAAAGGCTGGCTCCCGCGCCCACAATCGCAGAGCCGGCAATCGCAGCTACTGGTCCCGGCATGGCATAAACTCCTTCAGGTATTCGTGCAGCGTTTCGCCGTACAAGTGCATGACTTTCACGGCGTCTTTCATAGCAGTTGCGTGCCCCTTCGTCAAAAGGACAACCAACAACACCAAGTCATAGTACCCAGCGCGCCAGATGAAGGACCGGGCATCCGCCTGACCGGCGCGTTCGGCGTCGTCCGACGCCTTCCACTTCATGACCAGCAACGCCAGCCCGGTCTGCAAAGCCTGAATATTGGCGAGGTAGAACGGATTGGCTGGCATGCTGATCAGCGAGGACCAGATGACCGCGTCGAGGTCCGGGCGCGTCACCGGGTCGCCGTCCGCCACATCGTCCAGCATCTGGATCATGCGCCAGATGTCCATGAGCCAGCCCGCCGCTTCGGGCGGCAGGTCTAGGTTCTCAAAGTGGACAATCAGGGATTGCGCGGCCTCATCCATTACGTCACCCGAACACCGCGATGCTGACGCGGGTGCTGTCGTAGGCCGCCGTGGCAGGAGTTGCAGACGGCCAAGTGAGCGACAGCACCTGCACGCGCAGCGTCACGGCGGTGGGGGCCGTCGTGTTGTCGGCAAATACGAACGGGGCGACGCTGGTCGTGCCTAGCGCCGAACCGCTTACGGCGTAGTTGGCGTTGGCGAGGATGCCAGAGGTAAAGGTAATCGTGTAGTTGCCCGTCGCGTTCCTGACGACGCTGTTCACGTTCAGGTTGGATGTTATGGCCCCCGACGTGCCGTTGAACACCACCCAGGCGCGCGCCGTGTAGAATGGCGGGATGCCCTCGATGTTGTCGAACGTGCCGACCAGCGTGTCGTTGCTGTCCTTCAGGATGAACTTGTAGGCATCGCCAAAGGTCAACCAAACTTCTGACGGCGTTCGGCCGGCGGCGTCCAAGATGATCGGGTTGGCGTGCGCCTGCGAGCCGGTGTAATCGGTATACGTCGCTTTAGGCGTCGTCGTGCCCGCAGCGTAAGTATACAGCTTGCCGCCCGTAAGCGGGTCGCCGTTATCGTCAAAGAACTGGGCCGCAGCGCCAGCAAGTGGGGAGAGGGTCACGCTCATGTGGCAAACCTAACGTAAAGCAGACTGTTACACAATCTGGTAGTTGACATGGAAAACGTAAACGGCGGACGCTGCACTGACAGCGTTAAGGCGAAACTGGAGTTTGTTGGACGCAACGGTGACGGACCCCACGTCGGACGCACCCGCCGTCGTGGTGATAAACATGCCCGCAGCCTGGGAAACCGACAGCCCGTCCAGAACCGGAGGGTCCATCTGGAACACCGTGTTTCCGGTCGCGGCAGGGTCGAGGGTCACGCTGCCAGTTACCGTGATGGTGGTGCCCATCTGGTTGTAAAAACACGTACCAGCGGTGACCGACGTCACGTTTGTGACGGACGTCAAGGTTGGCACGAACGTGACCGGCGTCGGGATGTACGTGTGCAGGCTGTCAAGAAAGCGATACCACTCGCGTGACACGTATTCGGGCGGCTGCGGGCGCTCATTAAGCGGCACGCGCTGCGCCGGGATTTGGGTAACGCTAGGAAGCAGTGCCATCGAGAAGAAGCTCCGCGCCCATGATTGTTATCTTGACCGGGTCTGTCCCGGAAATCTCGTACACACGGTCGCGCAGCTTGAGCGACATGCCCAGACGACGCCAGAAGACGCGCTGACCGTAACGGCCGATAGCACCCATCGAGGTCCAATGTTCGCGCGACCAGGTGTGGCCGCCGTCGTCCGACCAGCGCAGCATGACCTGCGGGTCCACGCCTTGGCTAACCAGCCCCTCCGCGTCGGTGACGATGTAGACACCCGCCTCGGTGATCAGCAAGTCGTCCGTTTCCGTCGTGATGTTCTGCGCGTCCAGCATGTCGGGGCTGCCGTCAAGGCCGACGCCGCTCTCGCAGTCAAGCTGAAGCGAATGCTGCACCGTACGCCGGAGCGTGTTGGTGCCGGTTGGCAGCGCGCGCCACGACCGTATCCACTTCTGCACGTAGGAGTAGTCGCGGTACACGTTAAGGTCAAAGGCGTAAAGGTTGTTGTTCTCGTAGTCGCCGACGATGACCTCGTTGTTGAAGTTCATCTGGCAGTTGGACCTGTGCCGGGTCAGATGGCCGTTCCGCCAACCGGCGCGCTCATGCCACGCGCCCGTGGTCGCGTCGTAGACCCACGTCGCGTCAGCGGACGGGAACGTAAGGACGTAGAATTTGTGGCCTTCTTGTTGGTAAGAGTAGCCAACGGCGTCCGAGATGGTGGAGTAGTTCTGGATGGCGTGCTCGATGGCATGGGTCGAGATGCGGACGCCGCGATAGCCTTCAGCACGATAGATGACGCCGCGCCCGCGTGCGTCGGCGCCCAGCCAGAACAGCGTGTTGTCCAGCTTGACGACGGAATAGACGGCCGCGCAGCCCAACTCGTTGAACGCGCCTTGAATGCGCTGTAGCGGAAAGTCGGACGTGCCAGCGTTATACCACACCTCAACCGAGGAGGTGCCGAACAGCCAGGCTTCGCGGTGATCGACGTTGACGCTGATAAGTTGGTCCGGCGCGCCTTCCGTGCTGGCGAAATCCAGCGGATCAACGCTGGTGCCGTCCAGAAGGCTCGTCACCCAGACCTTTTGCGTGTCGGGCTCGTTGAAGACGAAGTATCCGTCAAGATAGCCGACGGTAGCCGCGCCGGGGAAGTCCGGGTCGGTGATCTGGGCGAAGGCCAACGTGCTCATGTTATAGATGTAGCCGTCGGGGTTGGTGGCGATGAATATCTGCGTGCCATTGTCGGAGATGGACACGGGGCCGGTGCCACCCACAGTGCCGATCAGTGTGGCCGTGTAGCTGGTCGTGATGCGGTAGAAGTTGGGTCCAGAGACGACGTAGGCGTCCGACCCGGTGATCTGCGGCGACCACAGGCCACGGATAGGCCCAGGGCCGACGGTCGCAAGGAAACGCAAGCCCGGCGCCCGGTTCAGGAACGCGGCCTGCTTGCCGCCTTCCGGTACGACCTCTGGGAACAGGTTCACCATGCGGCTGTCCGCAGCGTTGATGCTGCGAGCCACATAAGAAGAACCCAGGATCGGCGTTTGCATGTTACTTGTCACCGCGCATAGAGGTAGATACCAAAAACCATAAGACAGGCTGCGAGGGGCGCGGCAATGCCTTTCCAATCGAAGGGCAAGCCGCTTTCCCATTGTGTGTATTCACGCCCCGCGTAGAAGGCCACGCCT